GTCAAGCACGCTGTGACGCCCACGGACCACAATCTCGACGTTATCGATAGCGCCCGTATCGTCGCGCTGGAAACCCTGGGTGAAGCGCAGCAGCACGCCGCTGGCCGTGGTGGTTCCCATCTGCTGCACGACTTGCTTGGTGTAGCCGCCCATCTTCCATTTCACCTGCAGGGCGTTCTCGTCCAGACCGTGGTCGACCTTCACGGACCCGTTCATGCCGCCGGCCCGGTACGCTTCCATCTTGCGTTCCAGGTTGGGCAGCGTCATCGAGGTGGCCTGTCCCACGTAGGACGAACCCTCGTTGAAGATGTTCATTTGCTTGAGTTTGCTGGGCATTCCCATGACTCAGACTCCGAGATTGAATGAGGTAGCTGACGCCACGCATCGGTGGCGCCAGGCGGGTTAAGCGTTGACGCGGTTGGCGAAGTCCAACAGGTACTGATCCGTGATCCGCTGCTGGAACATCAGGTTTTCCAGCGGCGGGACCGGCGTGTAGTCGTAGTCGATGTACACCTTGCCGGACTTGAGCACGTCGACCGTGTTGGGGTCCGGGTCGTACCAGGCGCTGCCGCCCATGATGTAGCCGAGTGCCTTCAGTTCCGCGAACTTGCGGTTGATACCCTCGATGATGTCCTTGATCAGGCTCGGGTGCATCGGTTGGTCGACCGCCCAGAAATGCGCTTCGGCAATGGTGTCGGCGAGCACCTGGGCCGTGCGGGTGTAGTTCTCGAACGGGTAAAGACTGTCGGGGCCGGCGCACGTCCTGCTGCCCCAGAAGCGAAAGCCGGTCTTGTTCACCAGGACGGTCACGTCCTTTTCGTTGAGGTAGTCGGCATCGGTCGCGGTGCTCTGCAGGTCGAAGTACACGTCCTTGCTGATGCCGGTGACGTTGTTGACCACGACATTCGACAGGGTCTTGTGCCAGCCCACTTCTTCGTCGATCTTGGCGCGCAGGCCCATGGCGACCGCGACAGCGGCGAGCTCGTCGGTGGCCTTGGTGGTCGTGTTGAAGTTGGTGAAGTTCGGCCAGATGATCATGACCTCGCGCTGGCCGAAGGTCTCGCGATAAGCGGCGACCTCTTCCTTCGTGTTGCAGCCGGTGGCATAGGCGTACAGGAAACCGCGCAGCGACTGCGCCACAGCCGCAAAGGCTGCGGTCACGTCCTCGTCATCCAGGCCCGGGGCACCGAGGATCCGGGGCTTGACCAGCGGCCCGCTGGTTTCCGCCGCCAACAGTGCCTGCATGCCGAGGTACTGGCCCGTGGGCGATACGCCGCCGATGACGTTGGCTTTCGTTTCGGCCGGCGTGTCGCCTTCCTCCACGCGCACGACGACGCAGACCGGGTTGGTCTGGCTGCCGATGCCTTCCAGCGCACGGGCGAGCGTGCCGGCGGTGCCGGCTTTGCCCATGGCGGTCTTGATGTTGGTGACGAGCACCGGGCGATTCAGGGGGAACATGGTCGCATCGGCGTCGGGGCCGGTGGCGACCAGGCCGATAATGGCCGTAGCAACAGTTCGGATGGGACGCGTACCGCCATCGATCTCGATGACCCGTACACCGTGGTGATAATCGGTCGGCATTTGGTGGCCTCTGCATGTTGAGAAAAGGCACCGATCTGGCGCCATGTGATACATGCAGAAGTCTGCTCGCGTGCGCGCGGAAACACACGCGAGCCGATACGTAATGCCCTATGCGACAAACAGCACTTAGAAAAGCGCCGCCGGTTGCCTGCTGGTGTCCCAGCTGAAGATGACCACTTCCGATCGTTCCACGCCGTTGCCGCCGCCGACCGTGTAGCGAATGTCGGTCGATTCGATGGTGAAGTCGGCAAACAGCTCGCGGATCGCTGCGTGATCGTTAAGCGTGACCATCGCCTTGCCCTTCATTGTGCGCAAGGTCTGCGCCAGCTGCTCGTATTGCTCCCAGCCGAAGTCCACGCCATAGCCTTCGGTCTCCCAATACGGCGGGTCCATGAAAAAGAACGTGTGCGGGCGATCGTAGCGGCGCACGCAGTCTTGCCAGGACAAGTTCTCGATGTAGGTGCTTGCGAGGCGCATCCAGGCGGCGGACAGGTTTTCCTCGATCCGCAGCAGATTCAGGCCTGGCGGCGCAGTGGTTGCGACGCCGTAGGTCTGCCCCTGCACCTTGCCGCCGAAGGCCGAGTGCTGCAGGTAGAAGAAGCGCGCCGCGCGCTGGATGTCGGTCAGCGTTTCAGTGGGCGTGATCTGATGCCATTTGAATATCTCGCGGCTCGACAGCGCCCACTTGAACTGGCGCACCAGCTCTTCGAGGTGGTTCTTCACGACACGGTAAAGGTTCACGAGCTCGTGATTGACGTCATTGATGACCTCGACCTCGGCGGGCACGGGGCGCATGAAGTACATGGCCGCGCCGCCTGCAAACGGCTCGACGTAGCACTCGTGCGGAGGAAAGTAGGGGAGAAGACGATCGGCGAGACGGCGCTTGCCGCCGATCCAAGGAATGATAGGGGTAGCCATTTGGTGATTCTGTGGGGGAATGTTAGCCTGACCCCGCCTGTCGACAGGTGGCGCGGCCCTGGCCATGCTGGCAGCTTTCCTCTGCTGGTACGGGGCATGGTGGGTGTGACAGCACCTATCATGTCGCCGCGTCCTAAAGTGTCCGCCGCCCAGCCTTCGTGCTGGGCGGTTCCGTTTTGGCGCATTGCGCGCCAGCGTCGCCGAGGCCTTGCGACCATAACGACCGGTAACAGTTTGCCGCGCTGGCGAAGCAACCGCGACCTTCGACGACCGTATCCCGCACAACGACAAACGCGCCTGCATAGCATCGCTTCGCTTGGGTAACGCATCGATCACTCGTCGGTTGCCGCTGCTGCTCCCGCCTTTGCGGGGCACCGCCATATCGGATACTCGGGCCATTTGAGCCATGAACATTGCGGGAATCAGAGCGCGTCGAAAGCGCGAAAATACGCCTACGCTGGCGCAGGCGATCGCGCGCTACCTCGAAGAGGTGTCGGCCTCCAAGAAAGGGCATGTGCAGGAAGCGTCGATTGCCAAGGCCTGGCTGCGCTCGCGGCTCGCGTCCAGGCCGGTCGACCGGATCCGCAATACCGATCTGATCGAAATCCGTGATGCGTGGCAGCAGTCGCACGCTGCCTCGACGGTCGTGCGCCGCCTGGCGCTCCTTTCCCACGTCTACACCGTGATCCGCAAAGATTGGGGCTTCGACAGCCTCGCTAACCCTGTCCAGCTGGTGCGCCGGCCCACCGTCGACGATGCGCGCGATCGTCGATTTCTGGACCGCATACGCCTGCGCGGCGTGTCCGAGGATGAGTGCCCACGCGAAGAGGTGTCTTGGATCATCCGTGCGACTGAATCGGCGGAACTGCCAACGATTCTCACGGTGGCCGTTGAAACGGGTATGCGGCGCTCGGAGATCGTTGGTATCCGCAGGGAGCACCTCGACCTGCAGCACGGTGTCGTGCACATTCCACACGCGAAGAACGGCCGGGCCAGGGATGTACCGCTGACGCCTATGGCGCGCGAGGCGTTGAGGCAGTGGGTGATCGGGAGGCCGATGCGCGGCCGGATCTTCAGCATCCAGCCGGGATCAGTGACGCGGGCTTTTATCCGTGCTCGACGCCGAGCGCGTATGCAGTATGAAGAGATGTGCCGGCAACACGGCCGGCGGGCGAATGCGGCGTACTTCCGCGACCTAAGATTTCACGACGCCCGGCATGAAGGAACCTCTAGGCTCGCAACGGTGTTTCAGATCCACGAGCTGGCGAAGGTGAATGGCAACGTCGACACGCGCATGCTGCTGCGCTATTACCATCCCCTTGGCCGCGAGCTGGCCCAAAAGCTCGCGAAAAGCCCGTTAGGGCGCAGGCAGATCCTGCAGCTACGCGAGAACCGCCTGCTTTCGCTTGCCGCTTAGGCGTCGCCCGAGGTCAGCCAGCCAGGCACGGGCCCCCAGCCGGGATAGCTCACGGCCTCGCCGTTGACCGTGGCCTCGCTGCCGAGCTCGTAAGGCGTTCCGCTGGACTTCACAAACAACGAATCGCCGCGGTGATCCTCGACCACCGTCCAGGCGTCGTCGTCCCAGCGCGCCACTGTCCCCGCTTCGGTGGGCGGTGGCGCTGATTCGTGCGCGCCATACGGAATGTTGAAGCTGCCGGGCTCCAATGCGAGTTCATTGGCGACGGTCTCGTAGAGGAAGAGGCCGTAGTGGTTGGTTTGGTACACGACTTTCTGCATTTCAGATCCTTGCGGGTACTGCGTTAAAGAAATTTGCACTGCAAATGCGAGGGCCCTGGGCAGTCGCCAATTGGACGCGCTCCAGAATATCTATGGATCGATCCCAGGCAGCGGGACGCAAATCGAGGCCGCTACGGGCGCATTTCAGCTTTTGCCGCAGCCGGCGCAGTACTGGAGCGGCACTACGGTGGCGGGATACGACGGCTTCAACTTCGACGCCAGCCGGGTTGCGAGGGCGTCGTCCGAGACCCGTCCCTTCAACACGGCATTTCGTCCTAGGATTCACGCTTGATCTACCTTTTCACTGCAAATGCAAGACTGCTAGGAAGCCGCCAGATCGAT